AAGAACGCAAAGCGCGTACGGCCGCGAACCCGAAGCCAGAGGTAGCGATTGTTTTCGCGGTTCAAGATGCGGACGTACCCGCCAAGTACCGCCGGGTCGATTGCATAGTGCGGCGACGCCGTGCGACCGACCAGGCCGACGAGCTTGCGTCGATAGTCGTCGGCCTTGCACCGGCCTTCGTCGCTCATGCGAACATCCAAGCGGTCATACAGAGGACGATGCAGGCGAGGGCGGCAAGGTCTTCGAGCGTTTGGCGATTCATGGTCTCTCCGGGTTCAACGCTACCCTATGCCAGAATGGACGAACGGCGCAACGGCAGGAATGACATGGTTATGTCACAGTTGTGTCATTGGCGAGAAGCCCCCCCCTACCGCCATTCTCGCCGGCAGTCGTCGAAAACGCCGTATTGATCAACGTTGCACTGTCAGAACGCCGTATCTATCGACCTTCTCTTGTAGTGAGTGCTAGCCCCTCTTGTTTGAAACTGGAGAATCTAAAAAAACAACAACAACAACAAGGCCGAAATGACCTGCACTGTGTTTGCGAGAAGGTGCACCAATACGGTATAATGACAGTGCAACGTTGATCAATAGCGCGTTCTCGGCAATCTGGAGATAAAATGGCAAGACCCGACGGCATCATGACCCCCGAAGAAATTGAAGTCGCGCTCGTCAAACTTGCGCCCGACGCCATCGGGCTACTCGAGGGCGTCCTTCGAGGGACGAAGCGACCAAACAAAGCGCAGACCGACGCCGCTTGGCGCGTGCTCGACATCGCGCGAGACCGCAAGCCGGCCGACCTGGAGGACGAAGACCTACTCGAGCTGCGCAACGTGCTACAGCTGGTCGCCGATACCTGACCACGGAGGGCAAGCCGTGAAGATTGTACCGCTAACATTGAAGCAAGCGAACGCGATAGTCGAGGAGCTGCACCGCAATCACAAGCCGGCTCGAGGCTGTCGGTTCGCGATTGGCTTGCGAGACGACGCCGGCGCGCTTCGGGGCTGCGCGATTGTCGGGCGACCGGTTGCGAGAATGATTGACTTCTCGACAGTGTGCGAGGTCACGCGGGTCGCGACCGATGGCGTGCCGAATGGTTGCTCGAAGCTACTCGGCGCATGTGCGCGCATCGCGCGAGAAATGGGGTTCGCAGCAATCCAGACTTACACGCTACCTGCAGAGGGCGGCGCGTCTCTTCGTGGTGCCGGCTGGACGTATGGCGGCGAGACGGGGGGGGGCGAATGGGCGCGCAAGCTGCGGCCGAGACAGACCGAGCTGCCGTGCGTCAAGTCGCGCTGGTCGAAGGTGCTTCGTAAATGCTGACGTATGTTCCGAAGACGGTGCCGCCTGACCTACGCGACCAGGTCGCCGAGCTCGTGCGCCGGCCTTCGACCTTCTGCCGACTGCATAAGGTACAGCACAAAGACAGCAAAGCCGAGATTCCCTTCGACCCGCTGCCGATGCAAACGAAGATATTCGACGCCGTCGAAGCCGGGCACAATCGCATTCTCGTCATCAAGGCGCGACAGGTCGCAGCGACGACGGCGTGTAAGTTCGTCCTCCATCAGCGATGGGCAGCGACCGAGACCGAGAGCATGTTCGCGCTCGTGTCGCTTCGGGCCGAGAGTGCGACCGCCCTCCTTGACGACCATCGCCGATGGTTGCGACACCCGCCCGCCCGGCTACAACGCGAGCTGGACACGCGGGCGAAGGGCGAGCTGCGGTACAGCGACACGGGCGCGAGCCTGAAGGCCTTCACGTCTCGAAGTCAGACCGGGCTGCGCAGCTTCTCCCCGGCGGCCGCTTTGCTTTCCGAGTTCGCCTTCGCGCCCGACCAGGCCGAACTGTTAGCGCAAGCGCTCGCCGCAGTCGGCGACGGTTTGCTCATGGTCGAGTCAACCGCAAACAACCCTGGCGATAGCTTCTCGCGTCTGATTGCCGGTGCACCTGAAAACGGATGGCACGTCATCACGCATTGGTGGCACGAACATCCGTCGTACTGCGACCTGGTCAACGATGCGCTCTTCGAGGTACACGAAGACGAACGCGAGCAAGCCGAGCGGTACAGCCTTACACCGGGACAGGTCGCATGGCGCCGACGCTACCGGGCCACGCTCGGCGAGTTCAAGTTCAAGCGCGAGTACCCGGCCGAGCTCGACGATTGTTTCTTGAACCGCGAAGGCGGTTGGTTCGACGACGGTATCCTGCAGGGTATCCACGTTATCGACCACACAGCTATCGGGGCAACGGGCGGCCGAGAGATAGAAGGGCCGCACCCGCATGACCGATACGTCATCGGCGTCGATGTAGGGGGCGGTGTCGGCGGTGACTACTCGGCGCTTTGCGTCGTGTCCGTCGCAACCCGGCAGCCGGTGTATGTCCGGCGAGACAACCGGGCGACCCCGTCACAATGGGCGCACGTCGTCATTCAGGTTGCGACCAGGTACAACACGGCGCTCGTGCTCGCCGAGAGTAACAACCACGGGCATGCGCTCTTGCTCGAGCTCGACAACTGCCGGTACCGCAACCAGTGGCGCAACCCGAACGGCAAGCCATGGACGACGACCCTACAGAGCAAGCTCGAGGCGTACGACACGCTGCGCGAAGCGATGCAACAGGTACAGGTCATGGACCGCGCGACGTGGCTCGAGCTTCGCGGCCTGACAGTACCGCCGGGCAAGGTTGCACCCGAAGCGCCGCAGGGCGCACACGACGACGCCGCCGTTGCGATAGCGCTCGCGTACCGTTGCCTGCGCGATATTCCGGCAACATGGCGGACTCTTGCGCTACAATCGCAGCGAACGCGAATGGACGACCTGATTGCGCGCAGTCGTGCTCGCCGGATACGTGCGAGTAACTTGCCCTTCTGAGGCCTTGAATGCTGAAGCCCGAACACGTTGCCGAGATTGTAGACCAGCACGATGCGTACTGGGATGACCGGCGGCCGCGTATGCGCGAGCTGCGAAGCATGTACTTCACGCGGTTCTGGTCCGACAGAGAGTACGACGCCAGCGACGGCATCTTGCGGACAGAAGTGCCGAAGGCCTACGCCGTGGTCGAGTCGTACCTCGGTAGCTTGTACGCCCGAAACCCGTCCGTCTTCGTACAGCCCGACCTTCGTGCCCGTGGCAACCCCGAAGTCGCTGCAGCGACCGCGAACCAATACCTGTTGACCGTGCGCAACGTCGTCGAAGATGCGACTCGACTCGCGCTCATTTACCCGTGCGCGTTCGTCAAGCTCGCCCCGGTCGAGTCGGTTGACCCTCTCAAGCGTGTCGCCGCTTCGGCGCTCGAGCCGTGGTCGGTCATTGTCGACGACACCTCGGGCTCGTGGGAACATCAGCGCTGGGTCGGGCACAGCTACCTTCTACCGCTCGACGAAGCGACCGTGCGCTTCGACAAGAACCCCGAAGACTTCACGCCGCGCACGTACTCGCGTTGGATTGACTCGCGCCGCAAGTCCGCGCCCGGCGACATGCGGACCGAAGGCGAGCTCGGTAAGTGGGTTCGCGTGGTCGAGATTTACGACCTGGTCAACGATGCGCTCTTGGTCTGGTCGCCTGACTACGAAAACGGTACCGAGTACGTCTTCGAGGGCGTCACAGTACAGGTCGGCGCGCTTGACCCCGACGTCACGCTCGGCGAAGAGGTACCCGACCCCGAGCTCGAGCACGAGAAGACCGGCATCCCATACAAGAGCGCATCGGGCCGGCCGATTGTGCCGATTGTCCCGCTGTACTTCTCGAGGGACCCCGGCGTACCGCTTCGAGGGTACAGCCTGGTCGACCGGTCGTACGACCAGTTTCGAGAGCTGAACGTCATGCGCACCTATCAAGCGCAAGGCGTTCGGCGCATGGCGCGTCAATGGCTCATGCGCGCGGGCTTCATGGATGAAAGCGCAGTCGGCAAGCTCGCGGCCGGGCACGACGGCGAAGTCATCGAAGTCGACCTTCAACCGGGCGAGCGCCTCGAGGGCAACATCATTCCGGCACCGCAAGCGCCGATACCGGCCGACGTCGCCTTGTACGCGCAGACGGTCGAGTCAGACATCAGGGAGGCCGGACTACTCGCACCGTTCACACGCGGCGAAGTCTCGAGGACCACGGCAACCGAGGCGAACCTCCTGCAGTCGTACACGTCGTCGGAAATTGGCCGGATGGCACGACAACGCGACGAAGTCATCACGAGCATCGCCCGCACGTACAACGTCATCCTGTCGGTCATTCTTGGCGACCAGGCCGAACCGCTCGCGTTGCCGAACCCGGTCGGGCCGACCATGCTTTCGGCCGCCGACCTGACCGGCGACTTCAAGTACTGGGCCGTCGACGCGGGTTCGACCCCGGCCGGCGACATGCAGAAGCGGCAAAGCCTGGTCGACCTTGCGCCGTTGCTTCTGCAGCTCGGCACCGAAGGCGGTCGGCTTCTCGAAGAGATTGTGCGGACGTACCAGCTACCCGAAGAGCTCGGCGCACTTGAACCTGAAGTCGCACCCGAGACCGCACCCGAAGCCGCGCCCGAAGCCGGCGGCGCTGTAGCGGGCGACCTTGTCGGCCTAAACGGCGCGCAGGTCGAGGCGTTCGTCACCGTGCTTAAATCCGTGGCTGACGGCAGCATCGGACAAGAGGCGGCGCTCGTTGCCCTACAGGTTGCCTTCCCCACAGCGCCGCGCGACCTTCTGGTATCCGCTATCCAAAGTCAGCAAACCGCAATTGTACCCGAAGCGTAGGAGACACTATGCCCTTCGACCCCGGCCCCTCGATGCCGATTCCCGACTCGGCCCTTGCGGCAACTGCAGCCGACGCCGATGCCATGATGGGCGATGCACTGTCGGAGCTCGTGCCGCGCCCGATGAAGCCGTACAACCCGAAGGTGATCGACGCACTGGGCAAAGCGCTCGCCGACGTGCTCGCCTTGTTCGACATGGCTGTCGAGCCCGAGAGCTACACGCAACCTGTCGAAGCGCTCGACCCCGATTTGGTTCGCTTCCTTGCTATGGTCTCGGCCGCGGCCGATGACTACGGGCGGCCGCTTCCGATTCGCCTCGAGGAGCTTCGCGACGAAGCATCCCTTACCCGGGTGACGGCCGCTCTTGTCGAGCTTGCACGCGACGATGAGTTCAAGGCCTTCCTTGACGGTCCCGAAGAGCCCGTCAGTGAAGGGGAGGTCGCCGTCGAAGTGACCGCGCCCGGAATGCAGATGGTCGAAGAGGTCGACGAAGAACAGTTCGACTTCTCGCGCCGCATGCGCCGATAGGGGTTCGCCGTGCCGTTCAAGTCGCTCGCGCTGCGTATCAAGGAGGCCTTCGGCTACCGGCAACGCGCGCAGACCATCATACCGACGACGCGCAAACAGGCGTACTATCGGACGATTGAAGGTATCGGCGAAGCCGGCAACCTGTCGCAAGCTATCGAACGCCGACAGCCCGTTTCGTTCTTCTACGAGGACAAGTGGCAAGAGCCGGGCACGCCGGGCCGCGCGGGTATCCGTGTCGGCAACCCGCACGCGATGTGGAAAGGCACGAACGGCACGACGTACTTGCACTTGTACGTCGACCCTCGAAGCGCGACGGCTACCGGGCAGCTTCCGGGTTGGCGAACATTCATCGTGTCGAGAATACGCGGCGTCTCCACGCTCGAGCTCGGCAATACGTTCTTCGGGAAGCCGGTACAGTTCGTACTCGCGCCCGGCTACAGCCCCGGATGGTACCGGGGACAAGGCACGCCGCTATTTTTGGCGAAGTGAACAAGGAAGGGCAACATGGAAGACACAGCAACGGCAGCACCGGCCGAGACCGTCGACACGTCTACCGTCGACACGGGCGAAGCGACTGAAGCACCGGCCGAGACCGTCGACCAGGTCGACGCCGCGCCGAGTCGGCCTTCGTGGTCCGACGAGCTTGCGAAGGTTGCCGCAATCTCGCCGGCGGCCGCCGAGCTCATGCAGAAGCAGCAGGCCGACTACACCCGCAAGACGCAGGAACTGTCGAAGGCAAAGAAGGAAATCCTGCGCGAACGCGAAGCGCTGCAGCGGGGGGCGGCGCAGATTCGAGTACCCGACGACGTCGGCGAGTTCGACCCGTTCAACGAAGAAAGCGTCGCGTCGCGCATCGAAGCGACAGTCGCCAAGCGTCTACAGGAAATGCTCGCGCCGATGCAGCACGAGTATGAGACCATGGCGGCCGAAGAGAGCTATCAGGGCTTTCTGCAGGCGCACCCGGACTTCGAGACCGACGCCGACCTTCGGGCCGACGTACAGGCCGCCCTCGAGGCCGCGCCGTCTCTTGACCTGGAGACCGCGTACTACTCGGTCCAAGGCCGCCGAGCTCGACAGGCCGCGAAGGACGGCCGAGCACGCGACCAGGCCGAGCGCCGAGCGCGCCGCGAAGCCGCCGTGCGAGGTACCGGCACGCCGCGCAAGGGACCCCGGCCGACGAAGCCCTCGGGCCGAGACCTGAAGAAAATGTCGCACGGCGACATCCTCGAGCTCGCAAAGCGACTTGCGGGCGGTCGCTGAAACGCGATAGGATTGCGACATAGCGGACCACCCCGACACCGGGAGTCTGCGAACCCCGGCAGTGCGCAACGCATGACGCCTTAGAAATCGTCAACCATGCACAAACGGAGGGTTCGCTATGGCGCCCCCAAGTTCAGTTCTCAGCACTACGCTGCAGTTGCTTCGCGACAAGCTCGTCGACAACAGCTACCTCGCTCATCCCCTCTTCCGCGCCATCGAAGGCGCTGGCAACCTGGTCCGCGTCTCTGGCGGTAGCCGAGTCGAGCAACCCGTAATTTTCGGGGAGACCACTCAACTGACCGAGCTGACCAATGGTTTCGAACCGGTATCTATGGCCGTTTCTGACCCCTTTAACGTTGCTAAATACGAATATAGCAACTTTACACAGCCTATTATCCTTAGCGCTGTTGAAGAGCTTGCTAACAAGGGCGAAACCGCCGTTGTTAGCATTCTCGAAGCCAAGATGAACAACGTTATGCTCGGCCTTCGCAAAGCCGTGTCTGAGCGCGTGTTCACCGGCGGCACGACCCTGTCGAGCCTTCAGACCCTTAACGGTATGGGGACCGCGACTGTCGCCGCCGAGACTACCGGCTGGTTCGAAGCGGCCGCGCCGGCTTCGCAGACGAACACCGTCGGCGGTCTCTCGAAGACTACCTTCCGCTCCGAGAACTGGTTCAACCAGGTTCAAGACGCAGCCGGTACCCTGTCGCTCGAAGACCTTGACGAGCTGTTCATCAACTGCCAGATTCGCAACCCGGCCGGCATCTTCCCCGACCTTCTGTTCATGTCGCCGAAGTGCTTCGCAGCATTCCAGGCCCTCCAGCAGTCCAGCGTCAACTACGTCAGCGCATCCGACCGCGACTCGCTTGACCGCGACATGGTTGCGATGTGGCGCGGCGCGAAGATCTTTGTAGAGCCTACGCTTGGCTTCAACAACGCCGCCGGCAACGCTGTTTCCGCGTACGCGCTGTCTTCTGGTCAGTTCCAGTTGTACGCCGACACCGACGCGTTCTTCACCGTGTCCGACATGCTGCCGGTCCCTGGTACCGCTACCAAGGCCGCACAGGTCATCTCTCGAATCCAGCTTTGCACCGGGCATCTCGCCTCGCATGGCGTTCTTCTTCGCGCGGAGAGCTGAAATGCCTACCTCTACTCTCATTCAGTTCCTTGGAGAAGGCGCGGGTACCGACACGTCGGCCCGTCGTCAGGTTGCGACCTTCATCGCGGCCGAAGCCATCGCGGCAAACGACGCGGTTTCGCTCGACCTGGCGCAAGCCATCGACGGCGACAAGGCCCTCAAGGTCATGAAGGCCGACACCGGTACCGCTACCGACAAGTGCTTCGTTGGCGTCGCCCTCGAGGCCGCTGCGGTCGGCGCCCGGATTGACGTGTGCATTGCGGGTATCTGCGAAGCCAACGTCGCCGGCACAACCGCTGCGGGTAGCGTTCTGCAGATTGGCAGTACCGCCGGTCAGCTCGACGTGCGGACCACCGCCGTTAACGAAGGCGGTGCTGCGACGTTCAACCTGTTCCCCGTGTGCGGCATCGCCGCTCATGCGGATGTCGGCAACGTCGCGACTATCTTCGTGTTCAAGCAGTTCTGATTTCGAAGCCTTCGGGCTTCGGGGCGGCCGGTCTCTTGCCCTATCGGCCGCCCCATCTTCTCACGGGCGACGGGTGACGTATGAACCTTGCCGACCTGCGCGCGTTCATGGGTAATCTTCTCGATTACGACCCGACGAACGTCACCTATGAAAACCAAATGACCGACCTGTTGAACGATGCGCAGACGCGTATTCTGACTGACAGGCCGTGGTCGTTTTCTATCGTCGAAGAGGATGTCGAGGTACGAACCGACGTCGCCGTGTCGGTCGGGTGCACGAACGGGTCAAGTCAGGTCACCGGTACCGGGTTCCCGTTGTCGGCGAATCTCGTGCGGCCTGGTTCGACCTTCGACGGCGGCACCGTCAAGCTCGACGGCCGCGACTATGAGGTTGCGTACGTCGCGAGCTCGACCGTACTGCACTTGACGACGCAGTTCGTCGGCGCGTCGGCGACCTACGCGACCAGTATTCGGCAACGGCAAGTCTACATGCCGTCCGATACGATGACGGTCGAAGGCGTGCTCGACATGACGGACGCGCTACCGCGAACACAGGTACAACTGTCGAAGTGGACGCGCGACGATGTGCAACTCGACCCCGACCAGCTTGGAACGCCGACGGCCTTCATGCCGTCGCGCTCGAGGCGAGTACCGGCACCGCGTGCCGTCACCGGGGTAACGCTCGCGACACCGGGCGCCGGCCGGGGTGGTCGCACCCTTCAAGTGTACATGTGCAACGTGCGTGCGCCTGGTGCCGCTTCACCGGTCGAGTACCCCGCGCAGTTCTCGGGCGGCTTCGAGTCGCAGTTGTCGCCGCCGACGACGTTCATTCTCGGCGATACACAAGAGCTGTCGCTCGTGCCCGAGACCTTGAACAATCGAACCGGCCTGTATCGGCGGTATTACTTCACATGTACGGAGCTCGGCATCGATGCACCGGTTCGGCTCGCCGACAATAGCTCGAAGGTCGACACCGTCTCGCCGGCCGGCACCGTCACCTTGTCACCCGACACCCGCTTGTCGGTCCTGCAGAGCCAGAATTTCGCGGAGTCTGCCGTGCGGTATCGCACGACCGGCGGCGTGTACCAAGCCTTCGAGCTGTACCCGCACCCGTCGGGCAATACCGAAATGCACTTGCGTCGACTCATGGCGCCGCAAGACATGCAAGAGGACCACGACGTCCCGCTCGTGCCGCAGGCCTACGCGCAGATTATCGCCTACGCCGCCCTTGAGCAGTTGTGTCTGAAGCACGACAACCTTGCACTGGCGCAAGTCTACGCACGCAAGAAGGTCGGGCTGTATCAAGCGATGGAGGCGCGGTACCTCAAGGGCGTACCGAGGCGCATCATCAAGGGCGAGCGGTTCACGAACGCGCGGTACTACCCGAACCCTTTCGGGCCGTTGACCTTCACGCCATAGGGGCAACATGCGCGGCACGACGCTACAGACGCCGACAGCCGGCGGTACCGAGACCAGGCTACCGGGCAACCCGCAAAACGCGCAGGTTCTCGAAAACTGGACAATGGACCCCGTTACGGGCGGCTGGTCGTCTCGCATCGGCTACGAGCGTCACAACCCCGACCCGGCCGCCGGCTTCGGGCCGTTCGCGAACACCGGCCCGGTCTACTCGCTGCACGTCGCGCAACATTTGGCGCAAGGCGCTCGACAGCTCATCATGTTCGAGAGCGACGGAAAGCTCCAATGCGTGTACGACGTTGCCGGCGTCTCGCAAGTCCTGACGCTACAAGCCGA